ATATCAACGTTTATAGCACTTGCTATTTTTACTTATTAAATATTTTATATAAATGATGTAACCTTACTAATAGACACCCCAAAATATCAGTAGTATCAAGGGTTTAGGAGGGTTACATCACTTTTTTTAAATTTTTATCAAAAACAGCACTCAAACCTTTGATATAACTGACTTTTCCTGCGGTTACATCAATGATGTAACCTGATGTAACCGAAACACGATTTTTGACCGTTTTTTGCCTAAAAGGTTACATCATTTTCACTAAGGTTACATCACTTCTGTTTGTATATTTTTTCTAAAATATGCACGTAATGTCTTCCCTTTAACCTTCTTTATTTTATATTCCCAATCCTGATTATTGTCCATAATCAACTTGATTTTCCTAGCAATCTTTTCACCTCTCGCGCTATCAATATCAAAGACATTCTTTAGTATTTGTTTAGCAGACACGCTTGATTGAAGCTTCACACCTTCATATATCAGACCAGACTCATTGCGATAGCTACCATCATTGAAGTAGCACCAGGTATATTGATATTGCTGAGAAACTGAAAAGTCTTCCCACTCTTCCGGGACTAGCATTTCAAGATAATCGTAGACCTGTGATTCTGCCTCATCTTTATAAGTGAAACGCTCCTTATAGACCGCAAGCTCATTTTCGAACTCATCATCAAAGGTAAGCATAAATCCTTTTTTGTAGATGGCAACTGCTTCACCCCAAAGCTGGAGCACATCATTCTCTGTCATATCAAAAGGTTTTACAAACTGCTGGCCTGCATCCACCAGCACAGGCAGAAAGCGCCGCTCGCCAGTCTTATCTCCCAGATACTCAATTTTATTGCTAGTCCTTGCGATCACAAAGTTTTTAGGAAATTTTTCAGCCCTGCGACCGTAGGATCTACGGAAAGAAAGTTCTGTTTTAGTCACAAAGGCTTTGAGTTCGTCAAAAGTAGTCTTTCTGGAAGCAACCATCTCATCATCGTTGACGATCAGTGATTTCAGCATAATCTCATAGTTGTCCTTGTCCATAAAATCCTTAGCTGAATCTGTGTACCAATCGACGGCTATTTTTTGCAAGAAAGTGGTCTTTCCAGCCCCCTGGCCACCGACAAGATCCAGTGTGTAGTCAAATTTAACCCATGGATTAAAAACCTTGGAGACTGCCCCAACAAAGAACATGACGGCTATTTTTTGAACGAAAATACTGTCCTCGGCACCTAACCAAGTTTGAAATACCTGGGCAAGTCGTTCTTTATGATCCCATGACTCATAAGCATTTTCCATATATTCTTTAACCGGATTGTAGGTTTTTTCTGCAAAGAACGCTTCGATGCCATCCCTTAATGCTCCAGCCTTGAAAACTGTCTTGAAGTGATTTTCTAAGTAAACGCTCAAATAGGATTCGAAGGCAGAAGGTAGCTGCCCCTTTCTCAACTGGATAGCATCCAGTTTGACATCCTCCACAATTTCATGTTCTCCAGTAAACTCATTGTGCCGGAGAAAGTCGTTGAGCTTGTTATCGCTCTTCATTGCAAGAAGAACATTTCTGGGACTGTCAGCCACAATCGATTCAATCTCAATCTGTTCACCTTCTTCGTTTAAGATTTTTTTCTTTCTGCGCGAAAATTGCTTGATTGAAATATTCGTAACATCACCTATTATGGCCACCCCCCCTCATGTGTTTCTTGATCATGGATTCAACAGTCCTACTTAATTCTTTGTGACTAAGAGGTTCTACTGAATTGTTGTTGGCTGTTTCTGCTAGTTGCAGTATACAGTTCGGTTCTACTGACCTGCTCAAGAGTCCGCCTACAAATTTTGCAAGTGTATCATTTCTGCTGCCTTCATCGCCGAAGCCTAGGACAACCATTTCAAATAATTCGGTTGTTCTGTTTCGTTTGCCAGCACCTTTGCTGATTTGATAGTAGATATTATCCAGGTCACTACCAGAGTTCTTTTTGTTGTATTCCTTCTTAATGGCCATAACAAGAGATCGACTAGCCGTGACCATCGTGCCCCCCTCTTTGGACTTTTTCTTGTCCCAAGTATAGACACCTTTGGGAGTTTTAGACGGAGCTACCAGTACGTAATTGTTTGGATGTGCTTTGATATCTACACCAGGCAGAAAGCCAATCATCTGGGTCATAGACACATCAGGATGTTTAAAATAAAAAATATGTTTGCCGCCACTAGCTGTCTTCGCCTGCAGGGTTGGAGTTATCAAGTTTAGATGCTCCCAATTAGCTAGACTCTCATAGCCATTAGCCTTTCCGTGCAGGTCCACATCGATAACGAAGAATTTATCAGTCCGAACAGCAATGTTGCTATCCGGATACTGACTCCAAAAATCCTCAATTTCTTGCGCAGTCATAGCTGGTTTATCAGCAAATTTGATCATCGGTTGCTTATTCGAAGGACTAATAGGAATAACCGAAAATCCTTTTTTTTGATAAGCCAAGGCATGTTCTTTCATTCCCATTTAGTAACTCCTTAGAATGGTAAATCGTCGTCTTGAATATCCATCGGGTTGCCATTCCCAAATGTATCATTCGAACTTTGTTGATTGCGACTTTCCAACATTTGGAAATTCTCAGCCACGACTTCTGTCACGTAGACACGTTGTCCTTGCTGGTTATCGTAACTACGAGTCTGAATACGGCCTGTCACCCCGATAAGTGAGCCTTTTTTAGCCCAGTTTGCAAGATTTTCGGCTTGTTGGCGCCACATAACGCAGTTGATAAAGTCAGCCTCGCGTTCGCCATTTTGACTCTTGAATGTACGGTTTACTGCAAGAGTAAAAGTCGCAACTGCTACATTTTGCGGTGTATAGCGGAGTTCAGCATCACGGGTCATGCGCCCTACAAGTACAGCATTGTTAATCATTATTTTATTACCTCCAAAATTCTACTGAACGTACTCTCATGAAATGAGTATAATCCAGGGTTATTTCTCTTCAAAGGCTTGATAATTTTAGTAACAATTTCTTTTAAGGACATATCTGAAATTTCAAGCCAAAAGAAATCGTTCTTAGTGTAGTTGTAAACACAATCAATTTCTCCGTGCTTATAACATACACCCCAAATCTCACCTTGATGCTGATAAACTAGGAGCTTATCATAATAAGCACTCTGTAATTCAATCGGACGTTTGCGCCCCAGTTCCGTATATCCCATTACTCAATACCTCTCGCTTTCTTCGCATCTGCGATAATCTTCTGAGCTTCCTTCAATCGATCAGCTGGAATGCTTTCAGGTTTATCAACACCCATTTTATCGATGAACCATTTTCCAATTGTTGCAGCAGGACTCCCTGTAGCTTCAGCCATATTTTTGAGTTCTGTCCGAATGGCTTTAGCCTGTGCTCCTGTAATTGTTTTGGCTCCGTTACTTTTAGCTGGAGCATTAGCCGGTTGCTTTTGCTGGCTATTTGTTTTTTGAGCTGGTTTTTGCGACGTACGGCCTGCTTGGCTATTCTGATTATGATATTCATCCGTATCAGGATCCTTATTGTCATCAATCATAAAGAGTCCGTTTAGCGCGTACTTACGTGCATAGCTGGATGCAGCACCTGTAACTTGACTACCATCCATCCCTTTTTTGCTATCATCTTCTCTAGCATAGGCTGTAGTCCCAATAGTTTCACCAACTGCATAAAGAGTCGCAGTTGCTTCGACATAGTACCTGTCGCCAATTTGCACAATTCCATCTTGTAAAATCAATACTGCATCGTGTTCCTGCAAGATTGGCTTCAGCGCTTCTAGGATGTCCTCTGCGCTTCGATAGCTATATTTCCCAAAACTGTTATACTGTCCTTTTGGAGCAACTAAACTCTGCTGAATGCTCTGTAAAGTGACAAAGATTGGGGATTGTTGTTTTGTTACCATACAGTTCCCCTTTATAAACTTCTCAATAGATCAAACAAATCAGGCTTAGTATTTTGACGCTCGATTTTTTGAACATCGCCACCATTTGGATAAGTTAGATCAAATGTAGCCTTAACCCGAACAATCTCCATTCCGTGTGTTTTAGCCAATGCTTTTAGCGCTGTTTTCTGTTCAAGATAACAATCATATGGCATTGTAAGAGCGCCTCGAATATCATCCACAAAACCGGCCTGAGTAGCTAATGAAGAACGCTTGTTCTTGAGTTCATTTAAAAAATGTCCGTTTTGTTTGTCACGCATTACAATATAATCACTTGAAAGTTTCATTTTGATTCTCCTTAAAAATAAAATTCAATGACACGCACGTCATGTTGTTGACGGCTGCCTGTTACTCGCCATAAAAGTTGGCGATAATCGTCATAATCTCCATCAGATGGATTAACAGGGTCTAAGACCACAATAGTTTTAAATTTATGCTGAAGGCCATCAACTCCTACACCCAAAACCTGGCTTGTAGCAACCACATTTGTCTGTTCTAAGGAGTCCTTCTTGTCTCCAGTCCAAATACCAATTTCTGGGTGCCGCTCTCTGATGACCTCTACAATCTGCTTGGATTTGCTGACTATCAACATTTCTGTCTTACTAGCCAGCAGAAGATCCAATTGAAGTAGCATTGGAGTATCTGCATTAACAGCCTTCAACTTTGGGAAGTCAACCTCAAATCCTGTCTGGATTAAATATCGTTCAAAAGTCTTTCGACCAAATGTTTGTTTGGCCATGGCATATTTACCATTTTTCCCAACGATGTTCAATTTTCTAAATTGATCTAATTCCTCCGGATTTGCTGTTAGACACCAGATAGGTTCAAAGACAACTTCAAATCCGTTGTTTTCTTCGGCCTCCTCAATATCTTCTACTTCTTCCCAGCGGAAGAAGTTGGGCAGATTACTTACATAGTTTTCATAATCTCGAAAGTCATCCCATTCTTGCTTAGAATAGCTGAATTTGGAATACTTCATCTTGCCGTGGGCTAGTTGCCAGTTTTCCCTTTGATTAGGATCAGCCATACCAAAAAATGTTTTTTCTAGAGGGTAAAAATTTTGCCCCTTCTTCCTGATGGGCGTCGCTGACAATCCAACAGTGTAGCCACGTTTGACCTTACGATAAGCCTTCACATTGGCATCACTGGACATATTCTGCCATTCGTCAATAATGAACACATCGCACTCAATAGACTCACCGCTTGCAAGTCTGTTCTGCAATCTGCGATCCGTCATGGTTTCTAATTCAAAATCAGTGTTGTATCCTAGATTTTGATAAGTGCTATTCCATCCGTTCAGGATAGCTAGTCGATTATTGATAACCAGGACTTTTTTTGCTGACTTGTGCTTTGCTATTTCAAAAGCACAGATGGTCTTACCACGCCCTCCATACGCCTCAAGGAAAATCCCAGGGCAATTACGATCGCTTCGTTTAACTGCTTCAGCTTGCCATTTGCGTAATTCGATTGCCAATGTCCACAATCACCTCCTCGATGTCATTCCGTTGAGCATAAAATAGTCCAAGCCTTGCAGCTGCCCTCACATCATTGTGATGGCTTTTTTCAAAGGACCATAACCCAAGAGCTTTCAGCAAGTCATTTGGTATATCTGTCTGATAACCTGCGTTACGCTGCAGAACCAAGTCCGGATAGCAAAGTTCAATGGCTGCAATAGTTTCTACAACCGAGTTGTCCCTGGAATAATCATTGTCCCTAACTTCGAATTTTTCAACGACCACTATGTCGAATTCAAGACTACGACCAATCTCTTTGAACCAGGCTTTGAAGTTTTGGGCACCATAAGGGACCACCCAATAATCAACCAGCTTTGCATTATCCAAGAGTACAATCCCTGTTGTACTGGTTTCAATTTTGTTGCTTGATGGATCAATTGCTAAAATTTTCATCAAACACCAACTTTCTCAGTCAGCACTCCTGGATAAAGGGCCGTGTTAAACCAATTTTGTTTATTCACTTTTGCAAAGGCAAATAGCGCCTTAATTTCTTTTGCTTGTTTTTCGAATCTTCGGATATCTTCCTCCGATTCAAAGATAGGTTTTTCCTTGTATTTAGCGACTGTGACCAGCTTGTACTCTGGAGTAAATACCGGCTTTTCATTCCCTTGATCAAGATTTGTTTCGTCTACTTTCACAAAACGAATCGCAACATCGAATAGAAATCCTTCTGTAACAAGCACTTCAATTGATTCTGGTCCAATCACAACTGCTAGTGAATCCGTTACTCGTGTTTTATTCATCAATTCCATTACTTAATCCTCAAACTTCTACTTTCTTGCAAGGTAGCACCCTTGACTTTCTTACCTGCATTCAGCAATTCCTTGATAGCATTTTTGTCAGGTTTTTTTGTAATTACAAAATATTTCTTAGGCAGCTGATCCTCATCAACAACTACTGAAGGTTGATTTTTTGCCAAATAAACGGTAAAAAGTAACCCCTTAACCTTGTCATGTCCGGTAATTTCAAAAGCTCCTTGTAAGCCAGTTTTAAGCCGCGTGATGTCATTTTCAATTGACTTGCATCGTGCAGTCAGACGATCAATCTCTTCTTTGAGCTGTTTCTTATCAGCTTCTTTATTTTTGATAACCTTGACCGTATTTTCGACTTTCTCCTCGAACTGATCAGTCCAATCAATCGAATCCAAGGTATCAGCTTTTGTTTCTTCGTCTAGCCCTTCCATGTCATTAATTTGTTTAAAAATCCCTGTTAGTTCGTATAAACTAGCCATTTTTTTCTACCTCTCTAATTTTGTTTGTAAGTTTTGTTAGTCCAATACCAGATTTAGTCAAATCAGCGTTGGAAGTAAATAGATGATTTTGATTCATTCTAGCAATTTCGTTTTTAGATAAACATGCCAGGTTTGAAATATCATAGTTTGTTTTGTCACCATCCAGGAAAACGATTGAGTGCCCTTTTGGTATCGGACCAAAATTGTCCTGCCAGACCTTGCGATGCTTCAAAACCCATTGATTAGGTTCTCCAATTTTCTCTTTTGGGTACCCATCTGTTGTGTAGTTGATAGTTCCGACAGGAACATAATTCGGAGGTCTATTACCCTTTTTGAACTGCCCACTGTTTTTCGGCATATTGGGATACTTCTTCCCCTTATTGTGAGGGGTTTGACCTTTCTCGAATCTTCCCGTCAAACCACTATTTAGATTATTATTTCTCCGATAACTCTTAATCTGTTTCTCAGTTAGTGATAAGCCAAATTTTTGGTTCATTTCATTTGCGACATCACGAGAAATCTTATTTTTTTGGATTGACACAAGATAATCGTGTTGATCCTTTGTCAGCAGTTTACCTTGATATACTTTTCCAACTGGTAACCCTAAACGTCTGCGTACTTCTCCTATTTGAGTCTTGGTATAGGTCGTACCAAATTTCTCATTTAGTAACCTTGTTACTTCAGGAGTTAATCGACCAGGGCATATCTCATGCATGTACTCCGTGTACTCATCCTTCCAGCAAAGCGATCGGGGCATTGACTTCACCTACCTTGTCTTTGAATTTTTCGGCATCTAGCGCCAACTGGCCAGCTTGAAGGATTTGGCCAGAGATAGCGACCATTTGTTTTGATCGTTGAAGCTCGGTCTTTAATTCATCAGCAGTAAGATCCCTATCATCCAAGGTTTCTAGTTGGGCAAAAAGAGTATTGGTTAAATCTGTCAATTTATTTCGAACCATTTTAAACTCCTTCTTCTACACCTTTCGCAAGTCCTTCCGGAGGTTGCACATCATAAGTAAATTGCTTATCTGAATTTCTCAGGTTCATCCGTGCGACATTGTTAGCTATTCGCTGACTATCTTGTTTTTTCATTTCAGCATGGTCATCCAGCGTATTTACTAGCGACCATAGTCCAATCCCTACGATTGTTAACAGGTAAATGTACTCCATCATTTTGCATTCTCCTTTAAAATTTCAATTGTTTTCTTCATTCTCCGATTTTCCAAATTCGACAACGGGATTCTACTCCAGAAGAAGTCTTATCTTGAAATTCCCAGTCATTGCCATAAACTCCAGCAGCTTCGTATGAAGATGATTTCAAATAAGCAATAGCTTCTTCTTTCGTCTCGAAAACAGTAGCCGAATAATCTTGTTCACCGATTGGCAAAAAGTCTCTTCCGATAATACTGAAATCCTCGTTCCTGGTTTCAGTATTCTTGACATAAATCGATATAATGTACATCTACATTTCTCCTTGCAGTCTAGCCTTGATATCAAAGTTTTCTTTGTACTTGTAGGCAGCAAGCTCCCGCTTCAAGTCGTAAATCTCTTGATTCGCATTTTGAAGTTTTTCTTGTGATTCAATCAGTGATTGATTGAGATCCAAAGCGACCACTCTCCAGTCAAGATTAGTTTCTTCGACCTCTTCCGAAAAGTAGTTTTTAATTCTTGTTAGTAGATTCATCCGACTGACCTCATTTTCTTGCTTTTCACCATTTCTTTTTTCCAATCTCGACTGCCTCTGTATTGCAGGTAGGCATCAAAACCTTTAATCGTGACAAGTTGGCCATCATTCCTAAGATGCTTCTGTTGGCTAGGTAGCTTCTTCATCTCGCGTCTCATGTCTCCCGCTTGTCGCTTTGAGCATCCAAAGATGTGTTCTAATTCTTCATCGTTAGCAGAGACTTTTTCAATGATCACATCTTTAATTCTTACGATTTCAACTGCTTCCATTTTTGCTCCTTTCGTGTTATACTTTAGATGAATATTTTGTTGAGCGCCTGACTTTTGTTAGGTGCTTTTTGTATTAGCGAATTTTAAAATCTTCAATAACCCGAGCAATGAACTGATTCGCTTGTGGATTTTTTAGTTTTCCATTAAGGATATTCGTTACATCCTGACGAGTCATGCTATACTGTACTGCTAACGTTGCCATCGTCAGATTGTGCTCTTTCAGATAATCTCTGACTTTTTGACGTCCACCATCCATATTTGGCATATTTCTCTCCTTTCTTATATTTTTCTCTCCTTGCTTTCTGCTTCAATTGTGAAAATCGAAGCGATATAATTTTTACACACGGCTATTCAAGGCGCGCTTCGTGATTTCGTCTTGGATAGCTTTTGTCATTGCTAAGCCATGCTCTGAAAAACTAGTGTTTTTCGAAACTAGCAAAATTGCTTGCGAATATGTCTCAGATTGTTGAATAGCTTCATCAGCGATCTTCTCAACAAATCTTTGAATATCGTTTTTTAGATTCTCTAAAGATACCGGAGACACTTCTTTTTTTGACATTCATCTTCCTCCTTTCTTCAAAAGTAAGAAAATGAGTTAGAAATTTTATAAAATACTTGACATATCTCACCCAAAAGGTTAAAATGAAAGCATAATTAAAAACCTTGATAAAACCTTGTATCTATCAATTTTCTTGCTCGCCAAAGCTATTTTGTTTTTAGATAAGTTTTACTTCGTTTTTTGCTAACTCATTAACTTACAAAAACTATTTTACACCCATTTGGGTGATATGTCAACACTTTTCACCTAAAAAGTTGAAATATTTTTTGTTATGTTCCAGAAAGGTTGATTTAACAATGTTTCCGACATACGAAAAAATCAAAGAACTTGCTGATAAGCATGGAATTTCTCTTATGAAATTAGAAGAAGATTTGGGTTACAGTAGAAATACACTCTATAAATTGAAATCACAAAAGCCCAATGCTGAACGAATTTCAGAAATCGCCGACTACTTCAACGTGTCCACTGACTACCTGCTTGGCAGAACGGATAATCCGACTATTGCAAGTGACAAAGAACAATTCTTCTTCGAAGGCAAAGAGGTAAATGTTGAGGAACTCGCTTCTACTGCCATGCGTTTCAATGGTAAGCCGTTGTCAGACGAAGATAAGAAAGCGATCCAGAACATTATCGAAATTTATCTACGAAAAGGATAAATGAACTATGACAGAAAAGGAATTAGCCTTTAATTTAGGCATTAAGATTCACATATTTGAGGATTTTTTATTTCCTGACGAAGCATTTTATATACCTGCCTTGAAAACGATGTTTTTGAGCGATGCTATATCAGAGGACAAAAGAGTTCAGGTAGCATTACATGAGATTGCTCACAAGAACCACTCGCCAGACATCTATCAAAATTTCAGAGAAAGATGCGAATTAGAAGCCAACCGCAATATGATTCATCATCTTATGAAAGCTGAATTAGATGTCGCAGAAGACAAGACAACTTTTAATTTTCTTGTCTTTATGGAAAAGTATAATTTAAAAACCATAGCCGACGAGGTTATGGTTAAGGAAGAATATTTAGCATTATTAAATTAGAAAATGAAGGGAATATAAAATGGCTAAAATTATCAAAGTAACTGGAGCAGAGGTTACTATTGCACATAATGAAGAATACATCAAAGTAAATCCATCTGAATTAAACTTTGTTCCACAATTAGGGGATGAGGTTGAAATCCACAAAGTTGACGATGAAATAATCGTTATTAAAACAGAACAGAAGAAAGATGATAAAATCAACATCAATATCGTTAACGAAAATAACGCTGTCCAAAATCAGTCGCAAGTCGTTAATACTCAGCAGACCGCTTACGGATTGCATTATGTAAATAAATGGGTGTATGTATTATTGGCTATATTCTTCGGTGGATTTGGCGCTCACCATTTTTATGCTGGCTATAATAGTAAAGGGATTTTTTACTTGCTTCTATTCGTAACTGGTATTTCTATCATTCTTGGATTCTTCCAAGGAGTTCTGGCTTTGTTTAAGACACCTGACGCAAACGGAAAAATTATGGTTTAATTAAAAAATCCCCACGCTCTCAAAGTTTGGCGACTCCGAGCGTGAGGCAATCAGGATAGTAAAAGGCATTAAAAAGCCCTCTTTACTATACCCATTTTATCAAAAAGTGAGGTTAAAATCAATGTGGATGGAAGAATTGCCAAACGGCAAATATAAATTTTTTGAGAGATACAAAGATCCATATACTGAGAAATTAAAAAAAGTCTCAGTCACGATGGAGAAGAAAACACCTCAAGCAAGAAATCAAGCTGCCATCTTGTTGCAAGAGAAGATAAATAAAAAACTAGAAGATAAAAATAAAAACATATCTGATATAACATTCAAAGAGCTTTATGATGAGTTTGAGGATAATTGGAAAAATGGAGTCAGAGAATCAACAATCTATGCAGCAAACCATGTAAAAAATGAAATATTTAATCAGATAGAGGGCGATTATCTAGTTAGAAACATTGACCGTAGATTGTTGCAGAAAGTCATAGATCAACTGATTAAAGATGGGCGCTCCAGAAATTATACCTCAAAAATAAAATTTAAACTCAATCAGATTATGAAGTACGCTCTCAGAATGAATTATATCAATAGCAACGAAATGCTTTTTGTCGAGCTACCTCGTAAAATTACAACTTCTGATGACTTGAAAAAGAAAAGGACAAAATATCTGGATCAAAAAGAGTTTAACCTCTTTATTAAAACCTTACAAAAAGAGGCTTTGCGTGATTATCGTTTAAACAAGTATATCCGTATAGCCAAAGTCCTTTTTCTAACTGGTATGAGATATGGAGAGCTTGCTGCCTTGAGTTACAAAGAGGATATAGACTTCCCAAAAAAGACAATCCACATAAGACATACATACGATTTTAGACTCAAAAAGAGAACTGCACCAAAGACGGCAAAATCAGATAGAATTATAACTGCTCCTCAAAAAGTGTTAGATATTATCAAAGAGCAAATTCTAGAGAATACAAAAAACGGATTTGATACTGATTCTATTTTCATAAACACTTTAGGAGAGCCAATAACAAGTGCTAGGGTTATTATACCTTTAAAAAATCATGGTAAAAAGCTAGGTATTGACAAAAATATCACTACTCACATGTTTAGGCATTCTCATATCTCTTTACTTGCTGAACTAGGCATCCCGCTAACTGCTATTATGGATAGGGTAGGCCATTCTGATTCAAAGACAACACTTGAAATTTATTCTCACGTTACCCAAAAAATGGTATCAGATATATCTAGCAAGTTAGAAAAGATAAAACTATAAATTCTGCCCCTTTACTGCCCCTTTTCTCTCGATAAAATAAATAAAAACCCTTTAAACCGTTGATGTTAAAGGGTTTGTTTTATGCACGAAAAAAGAGCACACAATTCACACTCGCTTAGGGCTGCTGGATTCCTCCCCTGACCCGCTTCACGCAGAACTGTTGCTCCACTGTTTATTATACCACATTCCCCTCTATTTTTAAAGAGAAATTATTTTTTCCGTCGATTTCGGAAAAAGTCCTGCATAATCGCTGCACACTCACTCTCCAAAACTCCCGTTTCAACCTCTACACGATGATTGAGACGCTCATCTGTCAAAATATCATACAGACTTCCAGCTGCACCAAATTTCTGATTCTTAGCCCCGTAGACTACCTTTGGAATACGGGCAAGCCCGATTGCCCCACTACACATCACACAGGGCTCTATGGTCACAAAAAGGGTGCAATCTAGTAAACGCCAGCTCTCTTCACTCAGATTAGCATTCTCTATGGCCATGATTTCTGCATGCATAACCGCCCGTTGCAACTCCTCGCGCGCATTATGCCC